ATGAGACGCCAGAAGAACTCGAAAAAGAAGACTGCGTCTCGACCCTCACCCAATCGGAAGATGCTTATTGCCTATCTTCAATATGCGGTCGACGACATCGCCGTGCTGAATGACACCAGCGCAACTTTGGTCAAGGCCGCCATTGATAACCTCAAGCGCTCGCAACAATCCTCTCAGCGCTGAGGCTGGGGAGGGGCATTCTGCAATTTTTAGAAGAGGTGTTGGTCGGGGCAGCAGGATTCGAACCTGCGACCCTCTGCTCCCAAAGCACCTTGGCGGCTTTGTCGTAAGATGTTGGCGCGCCGATCATTTTGCGACCTTAAATTTCCGCTTCTGGGAATTGGAGCGGGACTTTTTGACGGATTCCAGTCCGGCGCGCAGGTCTTCATCGCTCGCGTGAGCATACTTGGTGGTGGTGCTGATCTCCTCATGCCCGAGCAGTTTTTGCACCAGCCGCAGATTGCCTGTTTCACGCAGCAGGCGCGTTGCCGTGGTGTGGCGGATGTCATGCAGCCTGAAATCCACCAGGCCCGCCTCTGAGCCGCCGTAGCGCCGCCACGTGGATTTCACCCCGGATACGGTCATCGGGTATCGCTGCCCTTTGGCAATCGTCTTGCCGGATCGTGGGTTCTTTCGGGTGCGGTCGCCGACATAGGTGAAGACGAATTCGGCATGGTGGCCTTGCAGCGGCGCAAGGATGGCGATGCCTTCGGAGGTGAGGGGAATGACCCGTACCTTGTCGCCTTTGCCAAGGATGGAAATCGTCTTGGCTGTCCAGTCGATGTCGCGCCAGCGCAGGCCGACGGCCTCACTCAGGCGGACGCCGTAAGCCAGATAGAAGGCAAAGATCGGCAGGTAGTCCTTCCGCATGTTCTTGAAGACGGCCGCCTCTTCGTGGTCCCGAAGCTCGCGGACGCGCTCTTTCGGCTCGTCGAGCATCATGTCGGCCCAGTCGATGTCCTGCACATCCTGCTGCCACCGCTTCTTGGCGCGGATGAAAATGCGCCGCAGGATCTCGGTGACGGTGCGGTTCACCGTTGCCGGCTTCACGTCCTGGCCGCGCCGCCGCGCGATCGCGTCGGATATCTTGGAGGGGCCGACGTTGCGGATCATGGTGCTGGAGCCAAGCTCTTCCAGCAGCCAGGCCAGCGACGTCCAGACCGTTTTGCGATAGGTGCCGGTGTAATGGTCGCCGACCTCGGACCAAAACCGGTCGAAGGCGACGGAGAGGGTCATGGCGCCGGGGCGGCTTTCACGGGTGGCCGCGAGTTGCTGGGCCGTCTCAGCTTTCTTTTCTCGCTCGACGACTTCGGCGGCGCGCTTCGACCCACAATTTTCAATCGGCTTGCAAAATCGAACACCCTTGCGCCAGAAGTCGTAGACCCACTTCCCATCTGATTTTCGTTTGTAGACGGACATGCCGCTATCCTTTTCCGTTCCTCCTTGAAGGCCGCAAGGTCGGCCGGATCGAACCGCCGGGCCTTGCGCTGTCGGCCCGAGCCGACAAGGATGTAGGGTAGACCGTCATGCTGGACGTGGTGAAGCAGCACCTGGAGGCACACCCCCAGTTCTTTGGCTGCTTCCTTGGGCTTGAGCAGGGCGCCCATCACAGCGCCCTCGCGCGGCGCATGGCGGCAACGTTGCGGCCGTGCTCGTCAGTCTCGATCGGCTTCGTCTCGTTGAATTCGCACATTTCCTTGAGGCTTTGCCGCCAGTCCTCCATGTGGTCCATACACAGGAAGTCGCCGGCATCGTTCGGCTTATCCTCGGCGTCATCGCCGCAGATGCAGCAAAGGTGGATGATAGTCATGCTACAGCCCTCGGATGGCCCTCGAAGCCCACGCACTGCAGGTCGGCAAGCGTGGCATCACGCCAAAAGTAATAGGCGCCGTTCGCCCACGGGTCGTATGGGCCAGGCCGCGGCGGCTTCGGATAATTCGGGTTTGGATGCTTGATTTGCACCTGCAGGATGAGCCGGCCAAACCACCCGACTCGGACCCGTGTCTTGCCTGTGGGATGCGCGGCGGCGATTTCACCATAGGTGTGAAACATGTGCTCACTCCCCATTAGCGGATTGCGCCGCATCAGCCTTGGCAACCGCAGCGCGAATACACTCAACAATTTCTTCATGCTCCGCTTCAGCGAGCACCTTGTTGGTGCCAGGCTGCAGGATCTGGATGCCGTACAACGGCTCCTCGCTCCGAAGCCTTCCTTTCCCGATCAGCCAGCAATAATCTTCACGGATCAAATCAATCGCGGCGTCGACCGATGCATGCATGCCGTTGAGCGCGCGCACGATCATCTCGGCATCTTTCTTCGCTTGACCGCGCGAGAGACTGAATTCGTCGGAGATCGTGCACAGGCGGCGATAGGTGTCCGGACGCTTGTCGAAAATCTCATAGTGGATTCCGCCATCCTCTTCATCGTGACGGTCGACAACGTAAGGGGCGTCCGGATTGTATGTTGCACGTAAAGGCCGAATGGCCCGCCTGTTCTCCTGCCTGTCCCAAATCTCTGTTGCGGTGCAGCCTGGCGCCTTCCGGATGCCTCCCGCAAGCTTGTCGGCATCATCGTAATTCTCTGCCCAGCCGACGACGTTTTTTCCGTCCGTCGGATAGCCCGTCGCGCGCACCTCGTATCGCTGCCCGCGATCACCAACATTCGTATGGTGCTTGCCTCCTGAATGCGTCATCACGCTCCCTCCGGAATGATCGCCGTGAAGGGCTCGTAGTCCGGTAGAAACGTCGGTTTCGGCGGGACCTTGATGTCGTCGTTGTCGGAGGCGCTGAAATGCACGGCAAGCGCCCAACAATCGGCCTCGCGGACCTGATCGTCACGCCACTTGAAGACGTCCTGATCCGAGACGCGGACGCTGGTCAGCAGCAATCGGCAGATCGTGGCTTCGTTGTCCCGCTTCCATGCGGCGGTGGCGGTGACGATGCCATCGTCACTGATATTGAATTGAGCGTCGTACGGCCGAACGATCGGCTTTCCGATCTTCGCCAAGGTCTGATCGGCGATATCGAGCGCCTCATCGAAGGGCTCGTTTGTGTGCTCGGCGTAGCGAAGCTTGGCAATGCGCTGAAGCGCGGCGACAAGGCTACCGATCTCCCGCAGTTCGCCATAAGTCGGCCAGTCTCGCGGAAGCAATGGCCTGGCTGTTTCGAATTCAGGTGCGCGATATTTCGTCTCACGACTATCCTGAAAATCCAACGCGGTCTGGATGACGTCAAAGAACGCTCTCTTTTCAGTGCCCATCATGCGGTCCCCTTCATCTCGGGCTGACCTTCGAACCGCTTGATCTGCTCCTTCATCATCACGACGATGTCTTTGCGATCGGCGCCATTCGAGATGTAGTTGCAGCGGCCGTCCGTGCTGTCGAAAGGAAAGACCAGCAGCACGAAGCCGACCTTGTGGTCCTGGCTGCGGTCTTCTCCATTGAATACATCATCAAGACCTTTCGCGGCGCCCACCATGAGCTCGCGGAATCGCTCTTCAATTGGAGCGTCGCCGAGGCGTTCGGGTTTCTTGCTGGTCATGATTTAAGCTCGACGATGAGGCCGTCATTGTCGCGGATGCCGAAGGCGACGTCGGACATGCGATAGTTGTTGTGGTTGCCGCGCAGTGGATAGGCGCGATCCCAGCCGACGACCTTGACATCGAACCATTCACCCGGCGCTGTCTGACCGTAATACTTGCTCGATCGCTTGATGCGGGCGACAAGCTGTTGCTTCTGATTTTCCGCCTTGGCGTCGTCGGCCAATGTAATGTCGTCCATCACGCATTCTCCCCATCAGCAAGGCAAAGAACCGCGTCTTCGAAGCGGACAATGCGTCTTGAATTGGTCGGTGGCAGCGCTTGCGGGTCGCCATCAATCGCGACGGTGTATTGCGCAACGCCATACTCATAAATGCCGTCAATGACGCCGGTCTCGCCCCGCCGCAGCTGAATGCGGTCACCTTTTTTCAGCTTCGGCTGCGGCTGGGTTTCTTCAAACCATGCCTTCTCTGCGGCCTTCATTTCGTCTTGCGCGAAGAGCGAGAAGGCTTCGAATTCTTCGGCCATGCGGAAGTCGCCTTCCCAGCCATCATAATCTTCAAGGTTCTTCATCAGCCGGTAACCGTCCCCATAGAGGGTGCCGTGGTTCGCGATGCTCCGCACGGCGTCGGCGCGTTCGATTTCCTCTAGCAAATGGCCCTTGATCAACTGATCGGCCATCTTCTCCGCGGCAGCGATTTTCATCGCATGCGTGAGCGTGATTGGCCTGGGGCGTTCAAGTGTCACCGTCTCGCTCATAACGTCAGTCCTCGCGGGAAGCGGCCGCGCATTTGCGCGCGGCCAAGTCGTGCAGTTCTTCAAATTGGGTTGGTGTGAAACAGGCTGCCGGCTCCCGGTTGGTTCCGTTCCGACTTACTGGGTCATGAGGTCCCTCCGCTGCTGATGAAAAGATTGCAGCGGCAGGCAGGTCCGCCTGGGAGGTTCGCTCCCATGCCTGCCGCTGATGGGGCGACCCGGTACGCAATACTGAGGTCGCCAGAAACTGTGCGCGTTCGGCGCGATAGATCATCCCCGCACGAAGGCCCAAAAAGAAGATCGCGCTGAGATAAACCGAATAGAGGAGATGCTGGGTCATGGCCGGCCTCGCACGCTCGGCGGGACGTCGAAGCTTCCGCCGTCAAAGAACCAGGCCAGATCGGCCCGCGCTTGGCGCTGCTGGCGCCAGCCGTCGAAGGCAATCTTGAGGAAGGCGGCGGCAAGGGCGCCTGCGGACACCAGGATGAGGGCTTGGGCGCTCATCGGCGCCCCCACGAGCAGACATGTAGTCTGCGGACCATTGCTGACGTGAACATGGGATTCACGCGCTCCTCTGAAAGGCGGTATAGTGTCGAGATTGCACGAGCGGGGAGTGTGGAATGAAGGAGCTTATTGCCGTGGCCGCCATCGCAGCTGCGTCGGCGACCGCAGCGCCCAAGACCAGGCGCTAGCGTGATCCCATGGCGGATGTACTGAATTTCGACGAGGTCTATGCCGGCGACACAAGCGCCGACGGAAAACGAATTGTCATTGTCCTGAAGCGGGGCGGTGAGGACGTGCATATCACGCTCCCCACAGTCGAAGTCTTGCGACTATTGCTTGCAGCCATCGCCGCGCAAAGCTTGGCCGTAGAGAAGACGGGGAAGCCTCTGGCGCTGACCAGCTCAATATCGTTCGACAAGTGCTCGATGGACCTATTTCCAGATCGAGGGCTGGCGCGATTGACGTTTGAGCTGCCAGGCGGCGCTCTTCTTCCGTTGCAGGCCACGATCCCAAACTTACGAAGTCTGGTGACAGCTCTGTCTCAGGCCCTGGGTGTAACACCAACGAGTCCGGAATCCGGATCGCGCCACTGACGAAGAGCGGCTCTGCCGCCGGGGCGCTGCTTTCACGGGAAACGCGGGCGTAAATAGCGGCGGTTGAAAGCATTTTCGAAATAGCCTCGGAAAACTGTCCGAGACTATTTCTCACAGAAATTATATTAGGTCAACAAATTATTTCTGTCAGAAACTATCGTCTTGCGCCAGCACGTTTTTTAGCTGGCTTCTCCGACTCGTGTTCTCTTATTTGCTGCCACCGTTTGATGACTGATTCTCGCGCCTTCGCAGAGATATCGATGAACGATGTCGGGTCGGATTCCGACGGAGGGGGGACAAAGAAGTCATTTACGGTTACGCCAAGCCGATCAGAAAGCCGCAGCAAATACAAAGCATTAACGTCGCTGCGGCGGCCGCCGGAAATATTCGAAATGTACGATTGGGAGCATCCAGCGATCTCGGCTGCCCGCACGGTTTTCAGGCCGAACAGCTTTAGCCATCCACCCAAAAAGATTTCACGGTTCTCGTCGTCTGTCGTTTTCCCCATGAGGCATGGTACTAAGCCTCTGTTCTGACGAACTATTTCCAACAGAAATATTTCAGGTTGACGCAAATCATTTCTAGTGGAAATAGTTTGCGGCATGACTGAATCGCATCCCATGCTTCGCTGGGCGGATGAAAACGGCAAAACGGTTGCCGATATGGCGACCGCTGGTGGCTGCTCGGAATCGCATCTTCGCAATATTTTTGCTGGTCGTAAGGAAGCCTCTCTTGGTTTGGCCAAACGCTTGAGTGAGTTCTCGGGCGGCGTTGTCCCGATGGACGCTTTCTTGCGTCCTGAGCCCGCAGAGGTGCGGGTATGACGCGGAAACTTCACAACCATTCCCATTCCAGCATTTCCCCCAAATTTGAGTGGTCCTCGAAGGGAGAATGCTACCGATCACAACTGGCAATACGCAATAAGGCGACAAAAAGATTTTCATTAACCCATTTACCGGTGGCGTTTTTCAATCATTTGGTGATCCACGAACAGCGCGGTTGTAATTGCGGTGCATCAACGTTCCGCAACAAAATCGCAAAGGTTGTAGCGGAGATCAGCGCGACAGCCGAAGGATTTGTGCAGCGACGCCAAGCGAAGATCGCTGATCCAAATCCAATTCAATCTTTATTCGCGAACCGTTCGGACCGTGCGGTGCTTTGCGTCCGCGCAGCACGCGCAAACGGCAGACATGCGCTCCGTTCGTGTTCTTCGACTTCGCTTTCTTCGCCATTCAATCGTTCTCCTTCGTCATGCGCGGATGCGCTGGCGTTGTCAGTGTTTGGTTGCGTTGAGTTGGTGAGCCACTGTCGGTCTGTCGGGTGTGTGAGACCCTTCAGAAACCAAAGTCCAGTTGATCTTCGCTCTTCTTGCGAACCGGTTCAGGATCTGCGCCGCGCTTGTGGTCGCCCACTCGCTTGCGCTTTCCATCGACCCAGCGCGCATACTTGCGAACATGCTGGTGCTTTGGTCCCGGGCCACGCTTGCGCATGGCTCGTGCCTCCGCAGTTCAACGCAGCCAGGCTTAACCCTGGCCGTCCAACCTGTGGCGAGCCCACAGGTCGCGTTGCACAACGCGTTGAATGGGGGCCGACAGTGGCTCACTTCCATTTTACCGGCCATCTGACCGGCTCTTCAATTGCTGCGCGCGGGCAATCCACACGGGACTCGATGATTGCCCGCGCGCTCCGCGGACCTTGGAGGCGGCCGTCCGCAGATCAGAATTCACCAAGGCGTTTTGTTGTGTCCGTGCGTTCATGTGAAAACCATGCATCGAACGCATTGGGAGCGCTCTCCCAATATCGGTGGGGCCTCCCAAAAATGATGGGAGGTCGCAAATGACCGATATTGCTACAGCTCTCCGTGAACTTTCCGAGCCTGTCGACCGCGGTGAAAAGATCGCAGTCGTTATTCAGCGTGCTGCGCGCCGGGCCGGCCTCGCTTATTGGCGGACCTTTGACCTTTGGTATGGCAAGGCCCGAACAGTTTCGGATGAGGAAGTCGAGTGTGTTGCGTCTGCGTTAGAGAAAAAACGACGAGAGGCAGCGCGCAATGAACTATCGGAACTCAGGATCAGGATCGAACGGCTCGAAAGCCTCCTGGTTCAAACCGATCCGGACTTCCATCGCCCGACTATTGATCTCATGCGGAGTCAGCGGCGCGCGGGCCTGCGAGGCGATGGCCTTAAAGATCGCTCCCTGGATAGCGGACTGACGCCGCCGGCAGGTTTCCGGAGGAGCCTCGCATGACGCTCCGCATCGGATTTCCTGCCGAGTGTATCGATGCGGCGCCAATGCATGGTGACGATCCGACCGGGCTCGTGCTCGGTCGCGAATACATCATCACCGCGCTGAACGATTTCGTCGATGAGTTCGGCGCCTATGGTGTTCGCGTGATCGGCGCCAAAGCGCCATCGCAGTCCGGTTTCTTCCGGTCATCACGGTTCAGGCCGGTCGAAGCGCTCGGTGTGAGCGAGGCCTGCGACGACGGTCTCCAGCTCGAGGAGATCCTATAATGGCGACGCTTGTCACCCACATTCGCTTGAATAGTGAACAGATCAGCGCGGCGTGTGCTGAGCTTTTGAGCTTAATGCCGAAGCTTGCCGACCTTCGTCCCGAAATCCTCGACCGACTTCTCAACCTTCCTGATATCGGCCGCAAGCTGATTCGTATCGAACGCGGCGCCGCAATCGCAGGCGAACTGACCCTGGTTGCGAAGCCATCCGATGGACTTGACGAGTTGCTCGCTGCACTGCGGGCAGACAATCACGATCTCGCACTTGTCGAGCAGGCCATTCAGCATCTTTGTTCCTCATCTTCCGAGTTGGCACCGGAGATGTTGAGCGAATCTGGCCCCGGTTAACAGCCGGGGCCAGCGAATTTCTTGTGTTTGTAGCGTTCTGTTGCGTCCCGCGTTTGAGAATTCATCCGTTCATCGGGGGAAAGCGCATGAGCGCTTACAAATTTAAGAAATCGCAGTGCGTCACTGTGCCTGCCACGGGCGGGGTCCAGGGCCGCATATCGGGCCGATCCGATTTCGTCGACGCGCCGAACGCATACAAAGTGTCGTGGCTGAACGAGAAGCTGCAGATCGTCGACGGTATCTTTACCGAGCAGCAGCTTGTCGACGCCGGCAATGCCGCGGTGACCGGAGGGCGATCATCATGATTGTCATTCCGCTTGCGTGCTCCGTCGCGCTGGCGCTGGCCATCGGCGCCGTCATCTTCGCGATTGAATACTTGGCCGGTCGCGAGGTGTCGTGATGTTCAGCATCCGCGACATCATCATCGCCGGAATCGGCGGCTTGCTCTTCTGTCTTTGCATCAGCGGACTGGAGAAAGCCTCGCAAAAGACCGGTTATCGAATGGCGGAGGCGGCGCGGTGAGCGACTTTACCACGCTTCGGGCGGCAAACCGTGCCCGTCAGCATGAATGGGACAAGAACGGCGGCATCTCGATCGAGTACCGCTGCAACGAACTCGCCGGTGAGATGGGCGAGGCCTGCAACGTGATCAAGAAGCTGGAGCGCGAGCGTCTCGGCATTCGGGGGTCGCGTGCAACTGTCGGTCAATTGGCGGAAGAACTCGCCGATGTGGTGATCTGTGTCGACTTGATCGCGATGGGGCGGAGCGCTGTCGTTCCGCTCAACACCGGCTATCCGGTCGGGTTTGGCTCGGCCGCCCATGCCGGCGCCGAATTGGCCAAGCAAGTGGGATGGCTGTGCGATGCCGTCCTAGATAGTGAATTTGATGTTCTGGAAACGCGGTGCCTGCTTGTTGTCCGGACCGCTTATGCGCTGGCCGATATTTACGGCATCGATCTTGATGGGGCGATCGTCCGAAAGTTCAACGCGACGTCGGAGAAGGTCGGCCTCAGCACGCGGCTGTTGGAGGCTGCGGCATGATTGTTTCCTTGATTGCGCCTTGGGTTTACCGCCTCAGTCAGCGCGTCGCCGCGCGGAGGCCGCCTGATGTGAACATCGGCAAGCTTGATGACGTTTACATGCGCCGCTGGTTCGTGATCCCGCGCAACCCGGTGTTCAACATCTACCTGCACCACTTCCTGCGCTCCGATGACGATCGCGCGCTGCACGACCATCCGTGGTGGAACCTCTCGATCCTGCTCAAGGGCGAGTATACCGAACACACGATCCCAGCCGGCGGCGTGAATGTCCGCAAGGTCTACAAGGCGGGAAACATCAAGTTCCGCGGAGCGTCGTCGGCGCATCGCGTTGAGCTGCATGCCGGCCCATGTTGGACGCTGTTCATCACCGGTCCGCGCCTTCGCGCGTGGGGTTTCCATTGTCCGCACGGTTGGCGGCACTGGAAGGAATTTACCGATCCGAAGAACCCGGGCGACATCGGGCGAGGGTGCGACTGATGGCGCAGGTCATCCTTTTTCAGGCGCCACGCCCCGCTACGCCGGCAGCCCTTGGGTTGCTCAAGAGCATTCTTGAGCCGCGAGATTTTAACCGTGTTTGCGAGCTCGCCAAGGAATGGCGTTGCAATGAGCTGGAAGCCGCACGCGCCATCGTTGGCGCATACGTGGATGCGGAGTGCGACGCATGACTGACAAATGCCCGCACTGCGGATTTTTGCTCGACGAAGATTGCGACGATGAGCCTCTGTGCAGCGATTGCGGCGCGGAGCTTCAGGGTTTTTCCGAAGAGGACGATGAAGAAGGTCTTTGCATCGAGTGCACAGCTGCGCGCGACGCAACTGCAGCACTGGAAGCAATCGAAGATGGGGAGATGGAAATGGCCCAAGAGATTTTAGCAAGTCATTCGCTGCGCAAGAAGAATGTCGTTTCTGACCTGATTGCCGAGGCCGATTACTACGCGCGCTTGGGTGATGCCGATGAAGCGCAATTCCGATTGCGTTGCGCCGCGGCGCCGAAGTTTTCCTCGGTTGAAGTCTGCCAGCAGCGATACGCCGCAGCTATGGCGGAGAAGCACGGGGTCGCCGCATGAAAATTCTGTGCGAGCGTGATGCGCTGAAGGAATCTTTGGCGGCCGTCATCGGCCGAACCAAGCACGGCAAGAGCGTTCCGATCCTTGCTCACATACTTCTCAACGCAGAAGGGCAGAAGCTTCGCCTGACAGGCAACGATCTGCAGGCCTGCAGCATTGTCGAGATGCCGTGCGAGGTCAGCGAGCCCGGCGCGTTCACGATTCCCGGCGACCGTCTTAACAAACTTGTATCGGGTCTGCCTACGGGTGGTCAGATCAAAATCGAAGCCGACGACAAGAGCGCGAAGGTGCGCGCCGGCCGCTCCATCTATACCTTCGCAGGCCTTCCCGCTGCTGACTTCCCGCCCGCTTTCGAATTGAGAGATGCGCAGGAAATCACGCTCACCGGGAAGCAATTACAGCGCCTGCTTAAGATACCCGCACCGGCAATTTCTCAGGAGCAATCCCGCCCGCATATTTGCGGGCTATTCCTCCATCACGAAAAGGGCCGCATCCTGGCCTGCGCGACGGATGGCCATACGCTAATACGCACCAGCGTCGAAGTCGATATCCCGCGTTTCGATGGCATTATTATTCCTGATGAGGCCTGCTCCGAGATTGTCCGGTTAGCCGGCGATGGCGACGTGACGCTCCGCGTGTCTTCGACCCTCATTGAGGCAGAATCCGGCAAGAGACGCTTTGTCAGCAAAATTGTGGATGCGACGTTCCCGGACTATCTGCCCGTCATTCCGCAGTCAGCACCGGTGCCGTTCACAGTTGAGGTTTCGGACATTGATGAGGCCATCACGCGTCTTGCGGCCGCTGGCGAAGCTGAGCGAGCCGCCACAATCCGGATCTCTTGGGAAAGGGATTCGGACCGAATCCTCATCAGCCGCCGCACCGAATTTGGTGAAGGCAATGAGGAAATCGCTTGCGATTGCACGGGCCGTGATGCCGGAGAGATTGCGTTCCAATCCGGTTACGTGCGCAGGCTGATCGAGGCATCAGGCGGCAAGATAGCGCGGCTGCATTTCGACGGCCCCGGCGACCCTGCGCGGATCACAAGCCCGGATGATGCCGATTTCGTCTCCGTCATCATGCCATGCCGAGCGTGACGCATGACAGCACTCATCCGATACGAGACTGCAAAGGCGGCCCTAGCTGAATGCCGGACGATCGACGAGGTTAAGGGCATCCATGACAAAGCTGAGGCGGTGCGCATCTACGCGCGCATGGCGGATGACGTGCAGCTCGAGGTCGATGCCGCCGAAATTCGCGTGCGCGCCGAACGCCGCATGGGAATCCTGATCAGGGAACTCGACCTTCACCGCGGCGGCCGACCTCGAAAAACCGGTACCGATGAGGAACCGGTTTCCGTTGTGAAGCTGGCTGACCTTGGTGTCGACAAAAAGCTCTCAAGCCGCGCGCAAAAAGTCGGCGGCATAGCCGATCGAGCGTTCGAGGCCATGATTGCCCGTATGCGTCACGACATGAGCGCCAGTCGTGTTCGTGTCTCTCTTGATTTGGTTGGCAGGGACAAGAAAGAGAAAGCGAAGGCGGATCATGCCGCGCGCGTGCACCATGGCTGCGATGTTGAAGACCTGCACGCGCTCATCGCTGCCGGCCGCAAGTTCAAGGCCATCCTGATTGATCCGCCATGGAAGTTTGTGGCGCGCAGCGAAAAAGGCGAAGGACGTTCGGCCGGCGAGCATTACACCACGACCGGGCTCGATCCGATCAAGGCGTTGCCGCTTGCGGAACTGGCCGATGCTGACTGCGCAATGTTCATGTGGATGGTCGATTGGTGCCCGAAATGGGCATTCGAACTGATCGAGCATTGGGGCTTCGAACATAAGACGACGGCCTTCACCTGGGCGAAGGAAAACGAGTCCGGTCAAGGCTGGCATATGGGGCAGGGCTACTGGACCCGATCGAACCCTGAGGATTGCTGGCTTGCCACGCGCGGGCATCCGCAGCGCATTCATGCTGATGTGCGCCAACTTATTGTTCATCCCGTGATGGAGCACAGTCGCAAGCCCGACGAGATCCACGAACGGATCATGCGTTTGGTCGACGGCCCCTATCTCGAAATCTATGCGCGCCGGCCGCGCGAGGGTTGGGTGACATGGGGCAATGAAATTTCGCGCGAGCAATTCGCGTCTATCTGCGATGAGTCTTTCGACCCGGAGACCGGCGAAATCATCGAACACGACGGCCCGGAACCCGTCGTGGAGCCCGCGCCTGGCGCCACCGAGCCCGGTGTTACAGGCGCGGGCTCATACGATGATCTGGAAATCCCGGCATGCCTCGATCGACGTCGTCCGCAGATAGCGGATCAACACGGGGAGGCGTCATGAAGGCGCTTTCTCTTAAACAGCCGTGGGCATGGGCAATCCTAAGTCTCGGTAAAGACATCGAAAACCGTAGTTGGGTGACGGCCTTCCGAGGGCGCTTCCTGATTCATGCCAGCAAGAACTTCGACGTCGACGGATACGACTTCGTTTTGCGTATGGCGGCAGAGAAAAGAGTGGTCGTGCCGCGCGCCACCGAGTTCGAGCGCGGCGGAATTGTCGGCTCTGCGGTCGTTCGTGACTGCGTCCAGGCGTCGGCCTCGCCCTGGTTCTTCGGCCCGCATGGCTTCGTCCTGCAGGGCGTCCAATCCCTTCCATTCATCCCATGCCGCGGTCAGGTCGGTTTCTTCGACGTGCCCGCGCCAGCCGATCTGGAGCGCGTACCAGCATGACAGCAGCGCCTTACACACGCGAAACGGTGCGCGACATCCGCGCAATGGTGGGGCAAGGGGCCTCAACCGCAGAGGTGCTCAAAAAGCTTGGCTGGGACCAAGAGTTTCTGAAACGCGTCTGCAGGCGCCACGAGATCGAGTTCTCGTGGATTCCGTCGGACATTGTCGTCGCGCCGCCTCCACCGGTTCGACCGCTTGCGACGCGCGCCACTGCAGCGCCCACGCAAAAGCTTCGGCCGGCCAGCATCAAGGAAGAAACGGCTGCGCGATCCGGACCTCGCCGCGCTCGGTACGATCAACTCACCTTCTCAACATCGCCAGAGATTGCCGCCGCGGTGCACTCTCGCGCCAAGTCACTTGGCGTCACCCGAAGCGAGTTTCTGTTCCGCCTCGTGAGCACAATCCACGCTCGCGACATGTGGTCCGATCTTCTGTCGTCACTACGGTCCAGAGAAAAGGAAGAGTGTTCATGAGTTCAGTTGATGATGCTGTTGATCGTCTCAAGCAGGCGATCGATGAAGAAATCAGGATGACTGTCAGGGACGGGGTAGAGCGGCTATCGTCTCTTTGCGAGAGTCCGATCGAAACGCTTTTTCTGGCGTCCTTTGTCTTTGCCGATGCATGGGGCCGCTTCATCAGCGGTGAGCAAGTAAGGCTGGCTGTTTTAGCGCCAGAGCAATCACCTGGAAAGGCTGGGATAGAGTTAGCTCCGCAGTACCCATGGCAGGGGTATCGAATCGACTTCGCGTGGTTTGCGCGCGGTGAATTGCAATTTTTTGTCGAGTGCGACGGTCACAATTTCCACGAGCGTACGCCGGCTCAAGCTGAGCGGGATCGCTCGAAGGATAGAGCAATCCAGCAGGCTGGCATTCCAATCCTCCGGTTCACCGGTCGAGAAATTTGGCGCGACCCGTTCGGTTGCGTGATGCAATGCCTGAGCTTCCCCATGAAATTCAAGCCGAAGTGAGCATTCCTCATGAGTGAGAAAGCGTTACGACAAGCGGCTCGTAAAAAGGATCCGCGCATCGACATGGAGTCGCGCGTCATCCTGATGCTGATTGCGGACCGGGCAGACGAGCGTGGCCGGCACCAGGTGCCTGATGATGCTGATTTCATGGGTGAGCTTGCCGACGAGCTTGATGCCGTGTTGGCACGCCTCAAGGGCGACCCGTTTGTTCGAGCCAGTGTGGATAATGCGCGGGTCAGTCGTGTGGTCGATGCCCTGAATGAAGCGCAGGACGAAGCGTAATTTTGGTGTTCAGTAAGTTGGTTGCGTCAACGCGTTAATCCGAAACTCTAATTACGATGAGACGTGACCGATGAGCTTCCAAGCTATGGCTTGGGCGTCAGATCAGACGTGGGGCGGTTGCTCGCACCGTTCCGCGATCTATGCGATTGCCAACCATGCCAATGACAATTGGTTCTGCTGGGCCAAGCACCAGACGCTCGCTGATGAAAGCGAGCAGTCGGTGGACAGCGTCGGCCGGCGCATACAGGAATTCGTCAACGGCGGAATGGTGCGGCGGGTCAAGCTGAAGCGTCACGGCCGACGCACGCACGACTTCCTGATCCTGAAGCCCTCGCCGTATTTCGATGCGCCCCTCGAGGTTATCGAGCAATTCATACCGCGCGGTTGCGACATCATGGATGAAGGCGACGCTGCCGCAAATTGCGGTAGCGCTGCGGGTGATGAAAACGCGGTGCCGCAAAGGGATTCTGAAATCAACGCCACCGCAGCCTGCGGGAGCGCTGAAACGCTCACGCTACCGCAACCTGCGGTCGACGCTACCGCACTGGTGCGGGAGCCTATAGAACCTCTTTCTGAACCTGAAGATTCCCCCCATGCCCCCCATGGGGGGCAAGCCGTGGCTGACGCTGAAAAGGAAATCGAAGGCTGGCAAGATTTCAAATCTGCCTTCGAGGCGGACAAGGTTCCGATTGCGCGACCATCGATCGCAGCCAAGGAATTCGATGCGCTCAAGCGCGAAGATCGCAAGCTCGTCACACAGGCTGCTCGCGGACTGATCGCGCATCGGTCTCGTGAGCGTCGGCCTTCTGGAAAGCCGTCGGCGCAAACATTCATTCGCGAAAGGGATGCTTGGCCGGGCTGGATCAAGCTTGCTCCGACAGACCCAGTCGCATTGGTGTTCGTGCCGGAGGATAGTCGCGAGTACGCTGCGGTGTCGTCGCTTTGTCGGATTGGAGGCAAGCAGCCGCCGATGGTTCGCTACGATGAGCGTCAGCAAAGGCGCGGCTATTGGCGGCACGCAAAAGTGCCAGCAGATCTTCTCGCGCTTGCCGAATTTGCCCATGTTCCCGATGCCGATTGGCATGTCGTCGAAGACAAGACGGATGAATTCTACGCATGGGCTCGACGGATCTCAGAGTGGACTGGCGCCCGCACCGAAGCACAGGTCGTCATGCTCGATGGCTTCACTGAAATCGAGATCAGGCCTGGCCACACGATGAGGGCGCAAAAGCGCACGTCTGGTTTGCGGGTGCCTTCAAGGTGGCCCCCTCGCAAGGATGGAACGTTCGGGTCTGATGCCAACGATACCGCTGCCTAAACAAGCCGAGAGGGAACGATGCTGATGTCGACGAAGCCGACCTGGGAAGAAATTGCGAAGGCGGCTCTGGAAGAGGCGGCAAGGGAAGATGCTCGCCGCGGTGTTCGGTATGGGTCTGGCGATGCCGGAAATAAGGCATGGCATATCGTTCGCGCTGTGGGGAAGTCGGACCTTCAGGTGCAGGAGCGGCTTCACGATCTGCATATCGAGTTCTACTATCCGCAGGTGCTGGAAATGCGGAAAGTGCCAAGGCGCCAACTTTCAGCGTCGCAGCGTCGGTCCAACGTCGAAATCAAGAGGCCGCAGCCTTCGCCGATGTTCCCGAAATATATCTTTGTCCACTTCGATATGGAGCGCGGTGGATGGCGCGACCTATTCCGGCATGCAGGCGTCGGTGGCATGGTCTGTCATGGTGATCTTCCAGTCTGGGTGCCTGACACGCTGATCTCCAGCATCAAGGGGAGGGAGAATAACGGCCTTGTGCCCGGCACGGTGGCTACAAGGGTCGTCTTTAACGTCGGCGATATGGTCACTGTGACCAGCGGACCCTTTGCTTCCTTCCCCGCAGTTGTGGAAAGAGGCCTTGACGTGGCGATCGAGGACCTAGACCCGGAAGACAGAATCAGCGTAGCGATTAGCATCTTCGGACGTGCCACCCCTGCTGAGTTGGAAGTCTGGCAAGTCGCCAAACACTAGCCACCCTATCAGCCACCCCGCAGCCACCCATGGGTCACGCGGAGTGCAGCGCACGCCTTAAACAGAGCCCCGCCGTCGTGCGGGGCTTTTGCTTATAAGGTGCGAGCCTAGTGTAGGCATGAACCTGATGACGCATGGAGTTGCACCATGATCCCGCCCGGCTAACCCCGGCACCATCATCGGACTCCCGAAAGCCCGGCCAGCGCCGGGCTTTTGCGTTCTGATCATAGGTTAGCGCGGCAATGTTATTCGGACATTCCCGCCGCCCTCCTTGGGCGTTTCCTCCCTAGGCTTGGGCCGCTCCTCATCGAGCGGCCCTTTTTCGTTTCTAGAGTCAGATGCCAGTTCGTCCACCGACATTCAGGCCAAGAGGACTGCGGACAAGGAAGCAGGCCAATGCCGAATACGATGCAAGGCGTGGCTCTGCTCGTGACCGTGGCTATGACAGGCAATGGGATGCCGAGGCGCTGTCCTTCAAACGCTCCCATCCATTGTGCTTGGGATGTCGGGCGATCGGTCGCGTGACTGCGACTGAGGTGGTCGACCACGTTGAGCCCCATAGGGGTGACATGACCAAGTTCTGGAATAGGGACATGTGGCAGCCGTCGTGCCGATGGCACCATGACGTGGTGAAGCAGCAGCTCGAAGCCCTCTTTGGGCATGGCAAGGCCTCGGTCAATGACCTGTGGCTCAACAGTAAAAAGGCAATCGAGTTGAGCCTTCGATCATGGACCCCGGGGGGGTCTAAAAGTCTGTGGGGTCTCAAGCCGGGACCGGCGGCCCCACAACAAAAACTTTTTCGCGAGTTTCCGGAGGATTTTTTTTCTTATGGGTCGACGTGGGCCAAAGCCAGAGCCTGGCGCGGTGAAGGAGCAGAAGGCTCCGGTTCGCAGTCGGCAGCGCAAGACGGTCGCTGCGACACTGCCTGGCGCGCCGGTGGCTTCAGGCGATGCGCCGAAGTGGCTGAAGGATGAGGGGCTGAAGATTTTCCAGCGCATGGCGCCGCTGCTGCGGAGCATGAAGCTGCTGACCGAAGCCGACGTTCCGGCCTTCGCTCGCTATTGCAAGCACTATGCACGCTGGCTGTCATTGCAGAAGCGGCTCGACAAGGAAGGCGACATCTATGAGATCGAAACCGCGAGCGGCAAGGTTCGTCGGGCCGATCCAGCTTTCACGATGGCCGATCGCCTCGACCGCATGATGCTCGCGTTCGAAGATCGGTTCGGGTTGAACCCGGCCGAGCGCCAGCGGATCATGGCGGCGCGCGCCACTACTGGCGCAACTGGCGATCTGTTCAATGCTGGTCAGGCAAAGGATCCGGAGCGCCGCTCCGACGATCCGGCGACACCAGCAGCTGAGGCTGCCGAACCGATCGAAGGGCCGATCGGCCTCCTGAACTGATGCTGCATGTCAGCGAAACGGAAGGTTGAGGAGCCGCCGCGGCCGGCCGCGCTGAAGGCGTTTCCGAACGCACATTGGGACGGCGAGTTCTGGCGTGACGGTGAGTTCTGGTACGACGAGCGCACGGCGGACAAGGCGGCGTCGTTCTTCCCAAACCATCTAGTCTTCACCGAAGGTGAGTGGGCCGGCCGCCCTTTCTATCTTGAGAACTGGGAAGAGCACGACATCGTCCGGCCGCTGTTCGGCTGGAAGCGGAAGGACGGCACGCGCCGCTTTCGCCGGTGTTTCGTCTGGATCGCGCGCAAGAATGGCAAGACGGAATTAGCCGCCGGCATCGCGCTGCTGATCCTGGTCGGCGATGCCGAGATGGGTGGGCAGGTCTTCTCAATCGCCTCGGAAGAGGCGCAAGCGAAGATCGTCTTCACCAAGGCGAGCAATATGGCGGTGCGAACGCCTGTGCTTGCGCAGAAGCTCGAATGCCTTGGCAAAGTTATCTACTGCCCGGAACTGAATGCATCGTTCCGGTTTCTGTCCGGCAAGCCGAAGGGCAAGCACGGTTTGAACATGTCGGGTCTTGTCGGTGACGAGATCCACGAATGGCCGAACGGTGATCTCTACACATTCGTCCATGATTCGGCCGCCGCACGCCGGCAGCCACTGGAGTTTCTGATATCGACCGCCGGCCAGAAGGGGACGCACGGCGAAGAGGTTTACCGGGAATGTCAGGCGATCCTCGCCGGTGACATCGAAGATGCTGAGACGATGGTCGTGATCTACGCCCCTGGCGAGGATGACGACTGGACGAAGGAAGAGACTTGGCGCAAGGCCAATCCGAACTTCGGCAAGTCCGTCAAGGTCGAGCCTTTCATGGCCGACTTCAAACGGGCAAGGCAGCTTCCGCGGCTTGAAAACGATTTCAAGCGCTACCGGCTGAACATCTGGACCGATCAGGCGGTTCGTTGGCTGCCGATGGACTCGGTCGATGATGAGGGGCGGCGCTTCGGTTGGGATCATTGTATCGGTCCGATCCCGTGGTGCGATAAGGGAAAGCAACCGTTTGAGTCCCAATTCGAACAACGTCTGATCGGTAAGCGATGTTTCGGCGGCCTGGATCTGTCATCAACGCAGGATTTGTCGGCTCTGATCTGGTGGTTTCCGATTCAGGATGGGCTTGAAGTTCCCGTTGCTCTCGCGCGCGCGTTCAAGCCGGCAGATCTGGTCAAAGAGCACGCGAAGCGTGACCGCCAGCCTTACGAGCGTTGGGTGAAAGAAGGGGCGCTGTTCACCACACCCGGCAATGTTGTCGATTACAGTTTCATTGAACGGCAGGTTTTGAATGACGCAACGAAGTTTCGGGTTGCGTACTACGGGCAGGCCAAGCGTGAGGCGCATGAAGGCGGTTTAGCGATTGACCGTTTTAACGCGACCGGCACTGCAGTGCGACTTGAGGCGGAAGGCATTCCAGTCGTCCTCTTCGGTCAGGGATTCATTTCGCTTTCGGCTCCGTCGAAAGAACTTGAGCGACTCGTGATGGGAAACGGATTTCATCATGGTGGCCATCCTGTATTCCGTCGGCACGCGCAAGCTGTCGCCGTCGTCACCGACGATGTCGAAAACATTAAGCCGACAAAGGCGAAGTCAAGCGGTCGGATCGACCTGATAGCGGGTCTCGTCAATGCGATCGGTATCGCGATCGCATCTCCGGTCGAAGAAAGATCAGTCTACGAGACCCGCGGCGCGCTGGTCCTGTAAGGGGGTGCAATGGCACTGCGCTGGCCTTGGTCTCAGAAGTCTGCAGATGTGCCGCGCAATGCGGTTCAGGATTCCGGCGGCGGAGTGCTGATCACGACATCTGCAGAGCTTGAGCAGTTTCTGAAAGACGGGCAGACGACAAAAGCTGGTCCGGTTGTTACCGCTGAGACCGCGATGCGGGAGGGTCCGGTTTATGCCTGTGTACGAATTCTGTCGGGTCCACCGGCTACGCTTCCGTTGAGCATCAAGCGGCGGCTCGATGCGCGAACACGGGAGGATGCATCCGACACTGACCTCTGGAAGCTCTGGAATCGACGTCCGAACCGGTGGCAGAAGCCACATCAGTTCAAGCGAATGCTGATGGCGCATGTGCTGCTACGAGGCAATGCGGTGTGTCTGAAGGTCGTTTCTCGCGGTGCGCTGAAGGAGCTGATTCCGTTGCATCCCGATCGGGTCGAGATCAAGCAAAAAGACGATCTGTCGCTGAGCTTCGAATACACGCGCAAGAATGGCGGAAAATCGTTTTTCACCCAAGATGAGATCTTCCATCTCTACGGCCTGACGCTGAACGGGTATTCTGGCGTGACTCCGATTACATATGCGCGCGAGACGATCGGCCTGGCGCTTGCCCAAGAGAACTACGGCGCAAGTCAATTCAAGAACGGGATGCGCGCCAGTGGAGTGCTGACTCATCCACAGAAGCTCGGCGAGGAGTCACGCAAGAACATCAAAGCATCGCTCGACGAGTACCGAGCTGGCGGTGAGAGCGAAGGGAAATTCCTTCTTCTCGAAGAGGGGATGACGCAAAGCCAGCTTAAGATGACTGCGCAGGACACGCAGTGGGTCGAAAGCCGCAAGCTGTCGGTACGAGACATAGCGATGTTCTTCGGCGTGCCGCCGTCGATGATCGGTGATAATTCCGGCTCTGACTCAAACTGGGGCACTGGGCTTGAGCAGAAGGCCAACGGGTTTGTCACCTTCACGCTGGAAGACTATCTGACGATGTTCGAGGAGGGGATCACCATCGATCTCAACTCCGACCCGGCTATCTACGCCAAGTACAACCGTGCCGCTCTCGTCAAGGGCGACATCAAAGCTCGCTGGGATGCCTATGTGAAGGGGCTTCAGTGGGGCGTGTACTCGCCGAATGAAGTGCGTGCTCTGGAAGATCAGAACCCGCGCAAAGGCGGGGACATCTATTACCCGCCGCCGAACACTGCTGGTGGCAGCAATCCGGACAGCGAGACAGGGGAAGCGGGCAATGACGATCCGAAAACTGCCTGAGGCAAAGACGTTCGCGCGCCCGCAGAACTTTCAGTGGGATTCGCCTTCCGATGTTCTCGCGAAGTGGTCGGAAAAGCCGTTGGCTGCAGAGTCGGACGATGCCAACACGATCTCGATCTATGACGTGATCGGCGAAGATTTCTGGACCGGCGGGGGTTTCACAGCGAAGCGCATGTCTGCAGCGCTGCGTTCGATCGGCAAGCACGATGTCACAGTGAAGGTTAATTCGCCTGGCGGCGATATGTTCGAAGGCATCGCGATCTACAATCTGCTGCGCGAGCATCCAGCCAAGGTAACCATTGATGTTATGGGATGGGCTGCATCCGCTGCATCCATTATCGCGATGGCTGGCGACGATATCCGCATGGGCCTCGGCACCTTCATGATGGTGCACAATGCTTGGGGCATGGTCGTTGGAAACCGCCACGACATGGCAGAGGCATCCACCCTGTTCGAAGGCTTCGATAGCGCTATCGCCGATATCTACCAAGCCCGCACCGGTCTGGATCGCAAGGCAATCCAAAAACTGATGGATGCCGAGACCTTCATGGGGCCGTCCGAAGCTGTCGAGAAGGGTTTCGCCGACTCTGTCAATGAGGGGCTCACGGCGTCCGAAGGCGATGCCAAGAACCTTGACCAGCGCCTGATGGCTCGCCGGCAGACCGAAGCCGCGCTCGCCAAGGCCGGCTATCCCCGTTCCATGCGCAGTGAAATGCTTGCGCAGATCACCAATTCGGCCGCGCGTGATGCAGGCCAGTCCACCGCCGCGCGTGATGCAGGCGCTTTTGCAGCTTCCGCCCGGGAGCTGATCAACCTCATCAAATCATAGGATTCAGTCATGCAGAATATCATCCCGACGGGCCTCGTGCCCGGAGCGGCGGCATTGGCCGCGCCTTCGTCTACCCGCGCCCGTGGTCTCGTTGGTTTCGGCGCGCGCGCAGACGCCTCCGATGCCACCAAGATCCTCAACGAGCTCAAAAGTACCTTTGAGGCCTTCAAGGCGGAGCGTGACAAGGAAATCGCTGACCTGAAGAAGGGGCTGGGCGATGTGGTGCAGACCGAAAAGGTTGACCGCATCAATGCCGAGATCACCAAACTTCAGACATCTCTCGACGAGGTGAATTCGGTTCTGGCAGCTCTCCGCGTCGGCGGCGGCGGCGGTTCTGGCCTCACCACGGAGCAGAAGGCACACAAGGATGCCTTCAATCAGTTCTTCCGCAAGGGTGTCGACAACGGTCTCGTTGACCTGGAAGTGAAGGCTGGTCTGCGTTCGACGTCCGATCCGGACGGCGGTGCTCTTGTTCCTGAAGAGCAGGCAACCACGATCGAGGAGCTTGCGCGAACCGCGTCGGTTATGCGGCAACTCGCGTCGGTCATTACGATCTCGACGGGCACCTACAAGAAACTCGTGAACTTGGGTGGCGCCGGCTATGGTTGGGTCGGCGAGACGCAGGCGCGTCCCGAAACGTCAACGCCGACGCTCGCTGAACTCGCTTTCAACGTTATGGAAATCTATGCCAACCCGGCGGCGACCCAGACGTTGCTCGATGATGCGCGTGTCGACATCGCGGCCTGGCTCGGCAATGAGGTCGCGCAGACCTTCGCTGATCAGGAAGGGGCTGCCTTTGTCGCCGGTGACGGCGTGCTCAAGCCGCGCGGGATTCTTGGCTATGACATTGTCGCCAACGGATCCTATGCGTGGGGCAAGCTCGGTTATGTGCCGACCGGTGTTGCGGCAGCACTCTCCGACGCTTCCAACAACGGAACCGATGCGCTGATCGATCTGTATTATTCTCTGAAGTCGACCTATCGCAACGGCGCGTCCTGGCTCATGTCCGACGCTGTGATGGGTACTGTCCGCAAGTTCAAGGATGGTGACGACAACTACATCTGGGCTCCTCCGACCTCTGCGGCCGAAATGGCCACAGTGCTCGGCAAGCCGGTCTACAATGACGACAACATGCAGGCTGTAGGTGCGGGCAATTACCCCATCGCTTTCGGCAACTTCGCGCGTGGCTATCTGATTGTCGATCGTTTTGGCATCCGCGTTCTGCGTGATCCGTACACGAACAAGCCATGGGTGCATTTCTACACCACGAAGCGCGTCGGTGGCGGCGTGCAGAACTTCGAGGCCATCAAGCTTCTGAAGGTCGCGACGAGCTAGCGCGCAACCATGGCGCGCGGCCACGCTGCGCGCCTCCTCTCATTTCACAATGCGCCCGATGGCGCTGGAGAAGTCTCATGAAAGACCTGATGAATAGCATTCATTGCGTCCCGTTGATCGTTCCGGTCGCGGCGCGCACCGATAACACCGCAATTGTCTCTGCGATCATTGATCGCAAGGGCTACGAGTCCTTGGCTCTTGTGATTGTTACTGGAACGAACACCGATGCGAACGCTACGTTCTCGGTGCTGGTTGAAGATGGCAACGCATCAAACCTTTCGGACAACGCGGCCGTGCCGGATTCCGAACTCAATGGCACGGAAGCGTTGGCTGGCTTTACTGCCGCCGATGATGACAACAAGTGCCGGAAGATCGGTTATGTCGGCAACAAGCGTTACGTCCGGGTTACGGTGACGCCCAGCGGGAATGATTCTGGCAATATCTTCCTCGCCGGCGTCGCGATCCTCGGCAATCCGGATATCTGGCCGACCGCCAATCCACCGGCGTAAGCCTCGTCTGATTGACACCGGCGGCCCTATCTCGGGGCCGCCATTATGCCGAGGCCACGCATGTATCGCCCCGTCCTGGTAACTCCGCCAGCGCTCAAGCCGATCACCCTTGCTGAGGCGAAGGCGTGGCTGGACATCCCGTACACCAACAAGGACGCGGTGATCACTGGTCTTATCGCTGCTGCAACAGCGCATCTCGATGGATGGACTGGGATACTTGGACGGTGTCTTTGCGAGCAGACCTGGCGGCAAGATTTCGACCGGCTTAACCGCTGCCTGCGTCTTCCGCTCGCTCCGGTGATTTCGATCACCAGCGTGAAATACGATGACGCTGATGGCGTCGAGCAGACCGTGTCATCCGGTGACTATGAATTACTCAATGACGATCTCGGTCCGTACGTCCGCTTCAAGGATGCATACTCTTTCCCGCAGGTCCATGATGAGCGGCCGGCGGTGAGGGTCACTTACTTGGCCGGATATCCGAACACCGGTTCGGAGCCGGATGTCACATCGACCGTGCCGGACGACATCAAGCACGCCATCGCGCTGCTGGTCAGGCACTGGTTCGATAATCCTACGGCCGTGGTCGTTGGCGTCACCGCACAATCGGTGCCTCATGCTGTCGACGCGCTTTTGGCGCCACATCGCAGGATCCGGTTCTGATGCAGCGCAGGTACGATCGGATCGTGACGGTGCAGCGCGCCACCATCACGCAGTCGCCTTCGGGAGAAGAGATTCAGGCCTGGGCGGATATCGCCTTTCAGATCCCGGCCGGCCAGGCGCCGACGCCCGGTGCCGAGCGATTTACCAACGCACAGGAAGTTGCCGAGCAGGAAGTGACTTTTACGGTGCGGTTTCTTTCGATCCCCGATGAATATCGGCCGCTGACACCAAAGGACCGCGTGATTTATCCGGCTGAGGATGTCGGCGCGAATACGCAGAATCCGGCTGCCGGCCGGGTCTACGATGTCCTGGGATCAGAAGAGGTTGGCCGTCAGGTCGATCTTCGCATCCGCTGTTCGCGCCGGACGGACGTATAATGGCGCTGAAAGACATCCGGCCCGCGTTACGCGCCTTTCTGCTTGGCGATGCCGGCTTGTCCGCCGCCGTTGGCGCTGGCCGGATCTATCCCGACGAATTGCCGCAAGGCGTCACCGGCGACAGCGTGGTCTACAGCGAGATCAGCGCCATCGGCGATCACCATAATGAGGGGCCGTCCGGCCTTGCGCAGCCGCGATACCAGTTCTCCTGCTGGTCGAAGACGAAAGATGGGGCTTACGCCCTCAGCCTTCTCTTGCAGGGGCGGCTCGACGGCTATCGCGGCGTTATGGGCGCCGGTGCCGCGGCCGTCACCGTGCAGGGCGTATTCCTCGATAATTCGCGGACAGTGCGGGATGACGCAGCGAAGCTGTTCGGCCGGCAGCAGGACTATTTCATCTTTTACGAGGAGCGGTAGTGGCCAGATCCCGGCAAATGCTCGGGCTGGAAGGATTGAAGGACCTTGATCGGGCGCTCTCCGAATTGTCGAAGGCGACCGCACGAAACGTGCTGCTGCGGACTTTGAAGGAAGAGGGGCGGCCAATTGCGGATGCCGGCGAAGCAAATGCGCCGAAGCTGACTGGTGAACTCGCGCAATCTTATGCCGTCGGGACGAAGCTGACTCGCCGGCAGAAAAAGGCATCCAAAAAGGAATCGATGGTCGAAGTCTATATCGGCCCGACGCCTCACCCGAAATCGGTGCAGACGGAATTTGGCAACGCGCATCAGGCGCCTGAACCGCATTTGCGGCCGGCCTGGGACTCGAACGTGGGCCGCGTGTTTGATGGCATCAAGAAAGCGCTGGCCGAACAGATTGAAAAAGCGCGGGCACGGCTTGCCCGCAAGGCTGCCCGCGAGGCGGCAAAGCTCAAGCAGGGTTGATCGCTTCCCCCGGTCCCGCAGGGGTGCTTCGCGGGCTTTCATTCAATCGACAATCTGAAGGAGAGTCGCGATGGCTCAAACTGAAGCCGAAATTGGCTATGGCGTATTGCTCAAGATGCTCACAGGCACCGGTCCGGATGTCTATACAACGCTCGGTCGTCAGCGAGACGTCACGCCGCCCGATGGGTTCTCTGTCGACATTGTCGACGCGACCCACAATGAAAGTCCCGATGTCGAGGAAGAGGTCATCCCCGGCATTGTTCGGACGAAGAGCATCACCCTCGAAATCGAGTACAAGCCGAACAATGCCGCGGTGCAGCTCATTCAAGCTGCCAAGCGGGTGAAGAAGACGTTCCGGTCGGTCTGGCCTGATGGCCGCTACATCCAGTGGGTCGGTTATATCGAGGATTTCGAAACCGAGGCGCCGACCGAGGAAAAGCAGATCGCGACTCTTTCTATCAAGCGCAGCGGTCCGGCGACAACCAATGCGGCTTCTGCACCGACAAACAGCGTTCTGCCAGCGATCTCCGGTACCTTGGAAGTTGATGCGGTCCTCACCGCGTATCCTGGCGTTTGGGCCAATGAGCCGACCGCTTTCACTTATCAGTGGAAGAACGCCGGTGTGAACATCGGCGGTGCCACCTCAAAGACCTACACGGTTGTTGCCGGCGATGCAGGCGATTCCATCACAGTTGCGGTTACCGGCACGAATTCCGCTGGTAGCGCGACCGCAACCAGCGCTGCTGTCGTGATCGCGTCCTGACGGGTGTCCAATGGCGAATGCTGTGAAGGGTGAAGTTCAGTTTGAGGCGGAGGGGGTGACGTACACCATCCGCTTCACCGTCGATGCGATCGTGCAGCTCGAGGAAAAAACCGGTCGCACGTTCCCCGTGCTTGCCGCCGAAATGTCTGATCCGCTGAAAGTGAGTATGTCGCTTTTACGGCTGATCTTCTGGGCAGCGCTGCAAGACCGGCATCCCGATTTGGATGTGAAGCGTGCGGGTGAACTGATTGTTCCGGCCGGCGGCATGACGAGCGCGCTTGCGCTCGTTGGGTTGGCGCTGGAGCGTGCCTTTCCGGAGGGGCGATCCGGCGGCCGCCCTCCGAAGCCGGGTCAGAAACGGACTGGCCCGGCGTCCTGACGGATTGGATCGCCGCCGGATTCAATGAAGACGATTTCTGGCGCAAGACTCCGCGGCAGATCGCGTTGGGTTTCGAGGGCAAGTCGATGCAGTTTCGGCGTGAGCACAACGACCGGGCCTGGCTCGCGTGGCATTCCGCGTACCTGTCGCTGTTTCCCCCGAAGAAATTTCCGAAAATGGAAAAGCTGATGCAGCGCGACGTTCGACAGAGGCGTCGCGAGCAAACCCCTGATGACATGTGGGCAATCATGTCCAGCATGACGCAGCACTGACGGTACGGTTAGATGGCCGGAAACGCAGTAATCGGTGCATTGCGAGTCGTGTTGGGTGCGGATACGGCCGCGCTCGACAAGGGCTTGAAGGACGCCCAAGGCAGTCTGTCGCGCTTCGCGGGCTCGATGAAGAGTGTCGGTCTCGTGATGGCTGGCGCCTTTGCTGGCGTTGCTGGTGGGGTCGCCGCTGCCGTTAAGTCCTCTCTGAATGAGGCCGACAAGCTCGGCAAAATTGCACAATCAGTTGGCGTTCCAGTCAAGGAATTATCGAAGCTTAAATACGCCGCTGATCTGTCGGACATATCTCTCGAAAGTCTCAGCACCTCGATGGTGCGGCTTTCCAAGAGTATGTCGGAGGTTGCTGGCGGGGCAAAAGGGCCGGCGTCAGAAGCCTTTCGGGCGCTTGGAATATCGGTTCGCAATACTGACGGGACGATGAAAACGTCCAGTCAGATCATGAGCGAGGTGGCAGACAAGTTCGCTGGGTATAGCGACGGGGCAAACAAGACGGCTCTAGCGGTCGCGCTTTTTGGGCGCGCCGGTGCGGCAATGATCCCAATGCTCAACGGGGGCTCGGCCGCGCTCGAGGAGGCAAAGCGAGAGGCTGAAGAACTTGGCCTCGTCATTGACAGCAAGACCTCAAAAGCTGCTGAAGAGTTCAACGATAATCTGACGCGACTTGGTAAGGTTGGGGCCGGCGTAACCACGCAATTCGCGGCGCATCTTGCTCCCTCGCTCGCGCAAGTCTCTACCGAGATGGTGAAGGTCGCCAAGGATGCGCAGTTCCTGAACCAGGCTTCGGTCGGACTGGAGATCGGAACCAAGGCATTGGCGTCGACGGTGCTCGTCGCGGTATATGCCTACAAGCAATTCGCGACCGTTATTGGCACGGCCGTCGAGGCTGCCCTGAAGATCGGAAATTCAGATTTCAGCGGTGCGCTGGAGACCATCAAGACAGGCATCGACGCCGTCAGGACCACGGCGGTGGAGACGGTTGATTCATTCCGGGCGCTTTGGTCGCCTCCGGACACGACCGGAATCGTTGCCGGTTTCGACGCCTACATCGGCAAGGCTAAAGAAGCTCATGCCGTGACGATGGCCTTCTTGGAAGGGCAGAAAAAAGACGCGCCTGCGATCGGCACAGGTTCGAAAGATGCGCTGCAATCGTTCCTTGATGGCCAGCAGAAGGCGATTGCATCTCGCAATGCCGAGGCCGCTGCCGTTGGCTTGGCGGCCGGGGAAATGGAAAAGCTCAAGGTCCAGCAGCAGGCCGAGCTCATCGCCAAGCAGAATAACATCACTCTGACAGACGCGCTGAATGCCAAGATTGCCGCAACTGGCGAAGCCGCTGCTGCCGCTGCGCTGCGACTTCAGGGCGCAAATCTGACCGAGGAAATGCTGATGCCGTGGGAATCGTTCAATCAGAAACTCGATCGAAATAGGCAGCTTTTCGAAGCTGGCGCGATCAGTGCAGAGACTTACGCTCGCGCCAATAAGAAGGTGGCGGAAGACGCCAACGCAGATTGGGCCGCTGCTGGCCAATCGATTTCTGGCAGTTTTCAGCAAATTGGAAATTCCTTCGCGAAGGAAAGCAAGTCGATGGCGATGGTAGCAAAAGTCGCCGGTGTCATTCAGTCGACGATCTCGATGTTCACTGGCGCGGCCAAAGCTTTGGAATTGCCATTTCCCGCAAACCTCGCGGCTATGGCACAAGTGCTCGCAACCGGTGCCGGCATCGTAGCTTCGATCAAATCGACAAAGACGACGGGTTTCAAAACTGGTGGATCATTCACGGTGCCGGGCTCTGGAGGTCAGGACAGCAAGCGTGTGGCTCTCGATCTTACGCCTGGTGAGCAAGTCGACATCTGGCGGCCCGGCGAGGGCGGCCGGGATCCGCGCGGTGGCTCCAACGGCGGCGTTATGGAGGTCACGGTCAATCTCGTCGGCGAGGTGTTCAACAAAGAGACCTATCGCAAGATGATCGACGGTCTCAACGAAATGTCGGCCGACGGATATCGGCTCAAGGTCGCATAGCGCCCGCGCATGATCGTCATTTCATCCTCGCTGGTTCTCAGCGAAAGCGATCTCACGCCCGATCACCCGATCGTCGGCTATCGGAATATCGTGACGGTCGATAACACCGTCGCTGACAGCGAGAACCCGCTGTATCCGGTTACGAACCTCGCGAATCCGCCGACGCATCTGCGCTGGCAGGCCGCTGCGGCGGTCCTGCAGTATATCACCATCACCACGGACTCCGCCGATCCCATCGATTATGTCGGGATCGCGCGCCACAACTTCGGTAGCGGTGAAATCGCGGTCTCGATCGAAGTTGATGACGGAAGCGGTTATGTCGAGGTGATCCCACCCGTCATCCCAGGCGATGATAGCCCGTTGTTGTTTCGCTTCACCGCCGGGTCCTTCGTCAGTGTCCGGATCAAGCTCGCTGCCGGCGCGGCCGTTCCGCGCGCTTCGGTATTGCATGTTGGCAAGCTTTTGGTCCTGCCGAGCAAGATATGGCAGGACCATACGCCGATCCCATTCGGGCGCCGCCAGACGGTTGTCAATGGCCGAAGCACGTCTGGCGAGTTTCTTGGCTCAATCCTTCTCGGCGCATGGAATGAGGGGCGCATCAAGGAAACGCTGATCGATCCGGATGTTTATCGCGAGGATGTCGACGCGTTCATGGCGGCCGCCGTTTACGGAAGGGTGGCGTTCTTTTTCGGTTGGCGGCCGGAAATGTATCCGGACGAAATTGGCTATTGCTGGGCAACAAACGATGCGCAGCCAAAGAACGCGACCGGCCACGGCCTGACCGAATTCGATATGCAGATTGAAGGGGTCGTGTAGGTGGCTGGCAAGCTCACCTATGTCGAGATCGATATCGACCGTTGCGCCCTTTCATACGGGGTCGCGCCGTGCGTTGCATCGATCCCTGAGACAGGCGACCGCAAGTGTTTCAACAGCATCGGGTCCTGTCAGGATCGAGCCAATTTCGATGATGAAGGCGTTACCATTCGGTTTGCGATCAATGCGGGCTACCTTCCGGCCGACATTGAATGCATCCCCTGCATCAAATCGGAGAGCGATATCGAGTTTACGCCGTGCATCGTCTCGCTCGGCGTCGACCTTGGCCAACGTGCCTCGCTCAAAATCAGGATGCTCGATCATCCGGACTCGGACACTGGTCCGGCCGGGGACAAGTATCTCTCAGAGCGCCCCTACAACCCGTTCAAGCAGGGGACCTATTTCGGCAAGTTCCGCGCCCGCCATCCCTACCTGCGTGGCCGCAATCTGCGGCTGATCCGCGGTGAGGTGGGGCAGGCGCTTGGAGACATGGAAACGCGGCACTTCATCATCGATTCATTCGATGGGCCGCTGCCGGACGGGACGTTTTCGATCATTGCCAAGGATGTCCTGAAGCTTGCCGACGGCGATCGCGCCCAGGCGCCGCGGGTGTCGAATGGCTTTCTCACGGCGGCTATCAGCAATAGCGATCTTGCCTTCACGCTATCGCCGGCTGGTATAGGTAATGCTGAATATCCTTCCTCGGGATATGGAGCGATCGGCGGAAAGGAAATCGTTGCCTTCACGCGGTCCGGCAACAGCGTCACGATCACGGGCCGGGCACAATTCGGGACGACGGCTGTTGCGCATGATGCGCAGGATCGTTTTCAGTTGGTCCTGCGATATGACGCAGTCGATCCTGCGAACATCGTCAAGGATCTTCTTCAGAACTATGCGGATGTCCCGTCGGGCTATATTCCGATTGCTGACTGGCTGGATGAGACCGGGAATTTCTTTAACCGGCTGTTCACTGCGGTCATTCCGGAGCCAACGGACGTCAGCAAGTTGCTTTCGGAAATCATCGAGCAGGCAGCATTGGCCGTCTGGTGGGATGACCGTCAGCAAAAGATCAGGCTTCAGGTGTTGCGCAGCATCGCAACGGATGCGTCCAGGTTCTCTGAGGTCAACACGCTCAAGGATTCGATTCAGTCGAAAGAGCAGCCAGACAAGCGCGTCTCAGAGGTCATCACCTATTTCGGCCAGAATAATCCGTTGCGACCTGTCGATGACGCTGACAACTTTCGCTCCATCGAAACGGTCAAGGATGATCAGTCCGCAGCGGATTATGGCTCGCCAGCGATCAAGAAAATCTTCTCCAGATGGATGCCGCCGTTCGGCAGGACGGTTGCTACACGCAATGGCCAGATCATTCTTGGACGCTACAAGAATCCGCCGCGGCGTCTGAACTTCGATGTGTTTCGCGACGGCATCGCTCTGCCAGCACTCGGGCAGGGCGCGCGCGTCGTCGATTGGTTTATCCAGGATGACACCGGTGCTCCTGCCGATGTGCCAATCCAGATCACGCGCATCAATCCGATGTCGGATCGGTTCAAGGTCGAAGGCGAGGAGATGATCTTCGTCGTTCCGGACGACATTGATGACCGCACCATCATCATCGACGCCGATACGCTGAATATCAATCTGCGGACCGTCTACCAGAACATCTATGGCACACCTGAATCGGGCGAAGAGGTCAAATGCATCGTTCAGTCCGGGGTGATCGTCGGCTCCTCCTCCATTTCTACTCCCGCATTTGAAGTCGGTTCTTGGCCGTCAGGCGTCACGATCAATCTTCGTGTCGATGGCCGGATACAAGGCCGCGCCGGTAATGGTGGCCGTGGTGCCGGGTTCAACTTCACGGGGGGGTTCACGATCATCCCCGGCACGGATGGTCAGGCTGGTGGCGCGGCACTTTACAGTCGCTATGCCATCAACTTGAGCGGAGCGGGCCAGGTTTGGGGTGGTGGCGGCGGTGGCGGCGGCGGCGGTATGACATCCGGAACGGCAGCCGGCGGCGGCGGCGGCGGTCAGGGCCGCAACGGTGGCGCCGGCGGCAAGGGTGGCGACGCCCCCGGTAACGATGGAAGGGACGGCGCAGCCGGCGGCAGCGAATCCGCTGGTGCTGGCGGCAACGACGGAAACAACGCCTCGCCAGGTAAGGGCGGCAATGGCGGCGCGGCGGGGCAGGCCGGACAGAATGGATCCGGAGATGCCGCCCCGGGCGCATCTGGATCATGGCGTGTTGGTGGTGCGGCGGGCCGCGCCATTGATGGGGACTCCTTTATCACGGAAACCGGATCCCTCGACGTTCGAGGGCCAAGAGTAAACTAACCGACGCGAGAGCGGGCTGACATGCCGTCATCGCGTGTTCGGTAACGAGTTTTCCCAATTTTCCTGAAATAGATGGGTTGAACGAATGCCATACTCTCGTTGGCAGGCCACGATCGTGCGCGCGAATGGCGATGTCGTGCCGAATGCGCAAATCAATGTTTATCGTGAGCAGGGTGGCGCGCGCCAGGCGTTGAAGGCTGATTACGACGGTCTGGCCAACAAAAGCAATCCGTTCACTGCGGACAGCAGCGGCTACGCATTTTTCCATGCGCCGGCTGGGCGGTATCGCATCGTTGCAACAGCAGATGGTTTTTCGCAAGAGTGGCGTCAAGTGCCGCTCGGCACGGCGGCGGCCTTCGACATCGATGATCTTTCTGGCGATCTCTATCTAACAGAAACGGTATTTTACAATGTTCAAGTCGACACGATTTCTGATCGGGCTGCTTATGATGAGGAAGAGGAGGGCTTCGTTGTTTTAGTTTCCGATACCGGCGATGGCCGGGCTGCCCTCTTTACAATGACTGCGGATCCTGGCGTCTGGTCGGATCCCGCATATCTGACGGTGAGCGGGGCAGGTATCGCAGACACAAAAGCCGCCGCCGCCACCGCCAACATTGGACCCGCAAAACGCATCACGACGCTTGGATACAACTCGCCGGGGGACGGGGGCGGCGCGGAGTACGATCTGGTTGCCACACAGCCTGATCACGACGGTTACGTTCTCAATGGCTCGCAATATTTTGCGATTACCAAGCTGACGGCGAAGGCTTCACAGTTCGGCGCCTTTTCAAGTGATACCGAGGTTAGTCACGCGCAATTGCAGGCTGCCCTCGATTGGGCCCATGCTGTCGGCGGATGTTTGATATTTGATGACAATGGCCCGTATCAGCTTGGTGCCGGATTGGCCAAAGGCAACATTACGAATGAGTTCGTGCTGGAATGGCGCCCTGGCGCCGAGCTGGTTTTAAAGCAGGGCGAGGACGTTGGAGATGCTGTCTTCGATATCCGCGGCCCGACTGGAGACCCTCAAGGAAAGGTGACTTTCAACGCTCCAAAGATAGATTGCCAGTACGGCGTCACGGCTTCGGGTGACAGCGGCGCGTCTGCTATTGCGGCTTGGTATCTTGACCACCTGATAGTCAACGAGCCTGATATGTATGGAGGGGCGACCGCCGACAACGCAAACTCTGACAGTGGTGTTGCAGCAATTGGGTTTAACTTATTAGAGGTGTCCGGCGGAATTATTAGGGGGTTTGGCGATAAGGCCTGCTATTTATCGGGCAACCCCGTGTATGGCCTCCGTGGCAGCGCCATTGTGCGCGGCCTGAAGGCCATCAATTGCCAGTACGGGGTTGGTGGTCATCGCGAAATGGAGCTTTTACAAGTCATAGGATGCAACATTGAGGATTGCATCTCGGGAGTTCACACTGGATGGACGAACGCTGCGCCGCAGATGGCTCCAGCGCGGCGGGCAGAGATAATAGGCAATAGTTTCCGCAACAATCTTCAATGTGTTGATTTGCGTGGCATTACGCGACCCGTCGTAAATGACAATTTGTTCCTTGATTGGGGCTACCATCCCACAACCGGTCTCAAGCTCACATCCGTAAAGGCACTCTCTTTTGTAGGCGCTCGCGGAGCGACAGTTAACGGCAACACGTTTGAAATGCGAGATCGTGCCAACGTCGATCAAATCGCAATCCACAGTCGCAATGAAACGCAGGACGCGACGCTATATACCGGCGGTAATCACTCTGCAAACGACAACGTATTTCGCAATGTTTTCCGAGCTGTGTTGGAAGAAGAAAATCTAGGCGTCAAGCCTGATCCATCGCTCTATCTCGGTTGCGTAATGAGGGATGTTACTTCGATCTGCTCAAGCTCGCAGAATGCATCGTCAATTATCGAATATACTGATTTTGCGACCGGCGTTCGCAAGCGGCGCGTTGGCCCCACATCTGAATCAGCGCAATCCGTCATTCAGTCTGGCGTCACAGTAACTCATACAGGCACGACCTCTGAAACGGTCCTGATCACAGTCCCAATTCCGGCGGGGGCGCTTGGCCCAAATGGCGGCATCCGAATCATGGGGATGTTCGCGAACAACAATAGCGCCGGTTCAAAGACGCATCGAATACGATGGGGCGCTGCTGGTGCCGGAGCGTCCGGGGTCGTGATGACCCAAGTGTCAAACACTACGAGCCTTTCGTTCAAGGCGATGGCTGATGTATTCAATAAAAACGCCGTCAATGTCCAAGACGTCTCAATCAATCAAACCACTGGCGGCTGGGGCCCGGGGGCCGGGGCCTTTGGCTCTGGAACCGTTAATACTAATTTGGCGTCAGAGATTGTGTTTACGGTCCAACTGTCTGACGGTGCAGACAACGCTTCAGTAAGAGCTTATCGTGTTGAGGTCTTCTATGGATCCTAACCAAATCGGTCTATTCGGTCGATAAAAATCATCTGGCTTCATTTTGCACTCGGTCCGCCATCAACCGAAGTTGGCAGCCGCAACAGTCGCTTGAGCGCGCTGCTGAGCGGCTTGGAGGCGCTATAGGGTGGGATGATCAGGCTTATGGTGCTGTCCGATTCCCTCAACTCGAATGGCACGGTGATCTCTTGGTTTGTGTCCTTGGCAAACAATTGAGCCTTGCCGTAAGTTCTGACGCCGAGCGTAAAAGTACCAGACGCTTCAAGTTCGCGCGGAGATGTTTTTGTGTCGTCGATTTCCACGGACCAGAGGACTTTTCTGCCGCTACGGTTTGAAATTTCGATGTGTCTCCATGGCTTCGCTGGCGCCGCACTGACGAAGGTAGAGTGGCGCTTTTGAAGCTCCCTCACCAGGGATCCGATCGAGGTTTCGTAGGCATCGATTATTTTATCGTCGTCCTCAATCGTGCGTGTTTTGATCGTTGTCGCTGGGGCGGCGGGCCGAAGAGTTTCGACGATCTTTTTTCGCCCAGAGGCCCGGAAAATATCTCGCCCGAACTGAGAAATGAGACCGATCGTTGCAAGACCCAGCAGGCCAATCATCTTTAGCGAAGTCGTCGATTTTCTCTGCGAGATTCTCGACATAGCGTCGTCTGTTTTTACAACGTCTGGAAACGCTTCGACGGCGATGCGCATCCACGGCTCGAGAAGGTCTAGAAGTTGGAGCTTGGCGTTGGTGACAAAGGGGTGCCCGCCATTCGGAAAAACAGGAAGATATTCGTAAGGCGCGATCCGTTCGGCCTTTGGCCCGCGCCATCCTATTTGCCTCAAGGCATCGGGGAGCCGCTCGGTCCATGATTGTTGAGCAAATGGTATCGTCTGGAGTTTCGCGTCGTCGGAAGCGGTGAGAGCGAAGTGGATCACTTCCGCATCGACCAGATGATGGGGCATCCTGAGTGCCAACGAAATGAGATCGAAGTCTAATAGCGGGTGCATCTCGTTCGAAACGCATGTGTTTGTATTCGATGTGACACTCACCCATCCATGAGTTCTCACGAACCACATGAACGCCAACGGCAGCTTGTCTTCGGAAACACCTAACGACTGCAGATGTCGCATTGATCTGCTAAAGCAGACCCTCGCTTCGTCCAAAGCATTGTGGGTCAGAACGTTTGATGGATCAGGGGTGTAGTGCTCGACCATGGCTGCCGCGACGCCGGCGCTGCCAACCTTTAGCCCATTGAAGAATGTGCCTCTTAAGCCGTTCTGGTGCCCTCCGATCGCGACGCGTTTGTTGACCACAATGCGCATGGTGTCGAACAGAGAGAGCATTCCTTCGCTCGCCTCGATTGTGTTGGCGATCAGCGATGGGAGATTGAGGGTTTGATGAGCGAGGGTTGGTCGCCGCAATTGATGTCCAGCGAACTTGGCGGATTGGCAGATATCTTGAGCTGAAAGCACTTCTGGAGAATAAAGCTCGCCGCTCGTATATGCGGTGGCGCGATCATCAAGCCGGCCAGATTTTCTTGCCATCTCGAATATTGCGCGGCTGTCCTTTCCGCCGCTGAGGGAGAATTCGAGTGCCGCATCTGGCAACGTTTCGAAGTCTCTGATGTGATTGGAGCGCGCGGTCATCAAAAGATCGAGGACTTGGTCAGTCGTAACTGGATTGACCATGTCCGATATAGCGGGGCGCGTGACGTGGAAGCCGCCCTTGCTGACGTGTACTGATTGACCTGGCATGAGACGGTTGACGTCTTGGTAGGTCGTGAACTCGGCAGGCAAATATCCTCGGCCAGCCAGCCACGCCACTGCGCGCTGATCGATCTTGGGATCGGGGCCGATAGAGAACAGCAGTGATATCCTGTTCGAAATCAGGATGCCGCTTTCGATCTCTCTCCAATAGACCGGGAACTGGCCGCTCAGTCCGCGTGCAAACCAGACGTTGTCCGAATTAACAGAGACAAAGCTGAAACCTCCGTCGAAGGCGGCGGCTGTTTTCTTGGATGAAAAATGCGAATGAAGAGCGGTCTCGTCCGCTTGCTTATCCCCCGATCGTGGTCGACCGCAAATCTGGATTGCATGGTGAGCGGATTGCTCCAACGGCCGATCGAGCGGCGCGTCCCACGACCACGACAGGATGCCTGCCTTTTCTCTCAGCCACCTATGCGAATGCACAGGTTTTGGCGGCAAGAAGTCCAGCAAATCAGCCTGTTCGATGAGAGATGAAATTTCAGGCGTTCGACAATGAAAAGCGAGATAGCAAGTCACGATTTTTAATCCCCCACCCCGGAAACCGGTAGCATACTGGGGAGGGTGCGCCTAGGCCGCGAATGTGTGGCTTCCACCACTCACGATATACAGAGACTACAAGTTGAATACGGCAACGCGGTTTCTGGCCGAGAAAGCGCGCTCGCGTACACCACGTTAGCGGACTGCCGGCCGCTTTGACCTGACCGGCTAATCACACAATTCACAGGTGAATTGATGCTGCGATGCCTTTTCGCGGCCGCGCTCTTGTGCGTGGCCTCTCCAGTCATGGCCTTTCAAGGCCCATGGAATGTCCATGCCCAGCCCGGCGCGATCAAGGGGTATGCCAAGGCCTCGACTGGCCGCGCGTGCCTGACAGGGCAGACGAGGGCGATCCTGGACCGGCTGGAAGCCCGTATCGGCGCGGTGTCGATCATCTCGACCTGTCGGCCCGGGGCGGTGATCGCAGGCACGCGGCGCCCGTCCTTTCACCGCTACGGCATGGCGGTGGATTTCAAGACGCGACGCAAGGCTGAGGCCATCGCCTTCCTGCGATCTCAGGGCGTCTTCGTCATGACCTACTGCCGCATGGGTCACGTCCATTTCAACACCGGCCAGCGCGGCGCGTCTTTCTGCGGCCAGCGCGGTCTCAATGCATCAGCACGAAAGCGGGGGAGGCGGCGATGATCGCGCTCATCTGGATTGTTGCGACGCTGTCGGCGCAGGGGCCGATCGTGGTGCCGATTCCGGAGGTCACCACATTCGGCACCGAGGCCGAATGCGCGGCCTTCGGCGACAAGATGCGTAGCCGCACCGCAGACTTTACGCGCGGGATGCTGCATCTGGATTGGAGCATCCCGGTTCAGGTCGCATACGAATGCCGGGCCAACGGACAGCCGGCTTGAGCCACTGACAATCCACAGGAGCTATCGATGGGTTTCGAATTGAGCCCGCGCGATCGCGCGCGGCTGAACGGCGTGCATCCTGATCTCGTCCGTGTGGTCGATCGCGCGGCAGAGACGAGCGATGTCGAATTCACCGTTCTTGAAGGCGTGCGCACGACAGAGCGGCAAAAGCAGCTTGTGGCCAAGGGCGCATCGCAGACCATGAACTCGCGCCATATCAAGGCCGCCAACGGCTTCGGTCACGCGGTGGATCTTGCGCCGCTGATCAACGGTCAGGTGTCCTGGGATTGGCCGCTGTATCACAAGCTCTGCCCGATCGTGAAGGATGCCGCCGAGCAGGAAGGTGTCGCCATCGAATGGGGCGGCGACTGGAAGCAATTCAAGGATGGCCCGCACTGGCAACTGCCGTGGTCGAAATATCCCGGCAAGTCGATGGGATATGGCCTCCTGGATGCCGAGCCGCGATATCAGGATGAGCCGATCCCGGATGATTTTCCTTACCAGGTCGGCACGCCGCGCACCGCCACCAAGAGCAAGATCAACTGGTCGCTCGGCGGCATCGGTACTGCGGCCGCCGGCGCAGGCGCAGCCATCTGGAACAACACTGGAAGCGTCGCGCTGATCTGCCTGACGGTGATCTTGGTGCTCTGCATCATCATCTTCCGTGAGGAGCTCAAGGCGATTGCGCGGGAGCGGTTGGGTTGATGGTCACACTTATCGCCTCTGTCGGCGCATGGTTCGCGGCTCGCAAGGTGGCGCTGATCCTCTATGGCGTAATCGCCGTGCTCGCCGTCGGCGCCGTGTTCGGTCTCATCGAGCATGGCAAGTCCATCGCTGAAGCGAAATGCGATTCGGCTGCAAAGCAGGCGCAAATTGACGCGCTTCAGGCCGATCTCGATCTCGCCGAACTTCGCGCCAGTGCGGCTGACCGAGCTATTGCCGGCCTCCTGCGCCAGCGCGTGGAAAATGATGCTGCGATTTCGACGCTTCAGAGCGAGGTCGCGGAAGCAAAACTGCAGTCCACCGCTCCCGGAGCCAAAATCGATGCGAATGCTTTTGTTGATGATCGCTGCAATTACACCGATCGCGGGGCTCGGCGGGTGCGCGAGTGACGCGCCAAAGCGGGAGCCGCTGTCGCGCGACATAGGAGCGCCTCCGCCGTATCTGCAGCCCGTTCCGATTCCGCCAACGCGTGCCGGAGAAAGCCCCGTCGTAGACGCTCGGCGGCTCGTCGGATCGCTGCGGCAAGCCAACGGCATCATTGTCTGTGCGCGTGAAGAGTGGACCTTAACACGCGACCGGATGATGGGTGTGGAAGTCTCAGCCCCTCGCTGCGCGCAAGCGAAGTAGGAGGGGTGATGGAGCCTGCGGTTATCGGCGCAATCTCCGGCGCGATCAGCGCGTCGATTGCATTCCTTGTCTTCTGGATGAATCTGTCTGATCGGATCACCAAGGCAAACGCCTCGGCGGAATCGGCGCTTCAGGTGGCGGCTGAGGCGGAGGAGGCCATGAAGGAATGCAATGGCCGCGTCACGACATTATCAGCCAATTTCTCGCTCTATCGGGAACAGGCGGTGGAGAAGTTTGTGACACACAATGCCATCACTGAGGTCGAGAAGCGGCTCGTCGAAAGTCAGGCCAAGACCGAGCAGCGCCTGGTTGATGCGCTGGACGGGTTGAACAAGCGTTTGGACCGACTGATCGAGGCTGGCTTGCAGCGCAATAGAGTGGGGGCGCGCGACTGAACCTCCCGCTCCCTTGGACCCCCAAGTCCGGCCCGGCTGCACCCCCGCAGTCAGGCCTTTTTCGTTTTCGTGGTCCGCTGAACGGCGATTTGCGGCCATCGCGATCCCTTGTGACGTTCCTGCCCACCAGCATACCATATCTCGCCCGATTGCCGCCGGCGCCGATCGGCGGAATCATGCGTCATGTCGCTCCGCTGGTCCAAAGGCAAGATTGAACGCGAACGCATCTCGCGCCGAATGGCGGACGAGTTGCGCTTGGCGCAGCTTGCGGAGAGCGGAAAGGCTGAGGCCGAAAAGACGATCCGGCTCTGGAATGCCGGGATCGCCGGCGGCGACAAGGAACCGTTGTGGTCGCCGCTACTGCTGGCGGCGCTGCTGTCGCACCACCACTGGATGCACGTGCATTGCCCAGGGTGCAACACCGTTAAGGCGATCGATCTGCGCGTGGTGCCTCGGCCGATGACGGCGGCCTTGACCGGGATTGCCGAGAAGCTGCGCTGCGAGCGATGCTGCGGCCAGGCGGAGCCGCCGCGGATCGTCACGCTGTCAACACGGCATGATGATTAGCTGTTTGCAGACCATATCGTTGACGTCACCGATATGATCGAACCCGTGCCAGATTGGCACTAGTTGCGGTCGGCAGATTGCCCAACAACGCGGAGCACCTGCTCCGGGTCAGCAAAGGGCGAAAGAAAGGTGCCTTCGCAGCGCGGGCAGAACTGCCGTACGTATCGCTTATCGGATGGCTGCTTTGGGGTCATAACGAGAGCGTGGTCACATTTCGCGACCACCAAAGCCTCGTTAAGCCCATCAATGATCTTGTTCATGGCTACTCGCTTATCAGTGATAGTCGGTTAGATAGAGCTTCCCGCGCCACTCATAGCCGACAATGGTCTTGTTCATGTCCTCGCCGGTAAAGCGGCGGCCGAACAGCTTCGCCATCCAGACTGTCCACCGTGATGCATCCAACGTGTTGATGCCGGCACCGACCCAAGAGTAGGACAATTCAGCAAGAGGTTTTGGCGTTTTCGCCATCTCATTTCTCCGTGGTTGTCTGCTCATTACTGCCCAAGGCCGCGCGAACGTCGTCACCATAGACCGTTGCTTCGCACCCCAGTGCTTTGAGCATAGCGCCGATGCCGCTTTCCGGAGACCACTCTCGCTGTCCAGGAGGGAGGCTGTTGATTGCCGCGCCGCACCCTAAGCGCAGCGCCGCCCGCAGCCGATCGATCTCGGCGTCCCTCGCGTTGATGCCGGCTATGACGCTCTGTGGTGACGCGAAATCGATTCTCATTTCGGCTCCGTTGGTGATGTGATGACAGCGCGGTCCCCAGCATTGCGATAATAGCCAAGCGTCGGCTCGCAACCCAAGTGGTAGGGGCCGCTAGGCCATGTTCTGACGACGTAAGTGCACGGCATCACAATTTCTTGTCTGCACGATGCGCAGTAGATCGGGACCGCTGATGTTTGCTGTTTCTGCATGGCAGACTACTGAGTAACCGCGACCAATTCGTCCGGCGAAAATCCATCGACAAAATCACCGTGATCGCGAGGGGGCCAAAAGTCCGAAACGATAAGCGTGACAGCGCCGGTACGAGCGATCACGCCCATACCGGTCACGAATCCCTCCCATTGCCTCCATTCGTCGCTGTAATGGGGGCAGGTCGGGGCCATCTTTACGCGGTCACCTAACTTGAACTCGACATCCATTTGTCTCTCCTGCGTATACGGCCTGTCTGCGCTGCTCACGTTTGAGCCTCAGCCCAATCGAAAAGAAGGTCGGCGAACTCCTCGGCCGTATCAAGTTTGGGCCTGGCATCCTTGTCCTTGATGGCTTCGGCGAAGTCTTTGCCGACCGATTTCAGTTCGCCGTAGTTCAGCGCGAGGATTGATCTCGCAAGCTCTTTCGTGGTCATGATCTCTCCGTTGTTACCGACACGTTACCATTCGCATTGAACTTCTATGTTCTTGAAGCCCGCGCCAGACAGTGCGTTATGGACCGCGGCAGCCAATTCAAACGATCCCGGGTCTGCTTCTTCGACGATCACGCGAAAGGCAGTTTCGATCTGGCCTGAACCGTCAAACATCTCCACTCGTTCGACCAGAGAGCAGCCGAGATCGCCCCAGTTAATGGCGCCTTTCATATCGTGGGGGTTGAGGCTCGAAAGAAACTCATCAGCCGCCTCCATGAGTCGGTGGCAATAGTTTTGGTCTTCCGGGCTCATTCTCGCATCTCCTGGTCCGTGTTAACTGAAATTCAGCGCTTGCCTTCGGCTTCTTGAACGAACCAGCCGGCGCCAGTCCGTGAGATGCCCAAGGTCTCTCCGATCGACTTCAACGTCTTTCCGCTGTCGCGCATTTCTTTCGCGCGCCTGACCATCTGCTGGCGGATCTGAGGATCAAAGTTCCGGTTCGGATTGATCATCTCGCCCTTCCAGCTAATGCCGCGAAGGATATTGCCGACCGTTTCGCGGTGGACGCCGTATCGAGCGGCGATAGCCGTGTTGGTCATCTTGCCTTCTAGGTCGCGGATCTCGGCAACTTGTTGGTCTGTCAGCGTCGCCCGCGGCCCCTTCCGCTTCGTTGTCCCGTGCACCGCCCGGTCGAGCTGGTTCTCCGTGGCCGTTTTCCATGACAGATGGCGAGGGTTCACACAGCCGAGATAGCCGTTGCCGCAAGAGTGGGCGGCCTGGTGCGCGGGCGAGGGTGCCGGCCCATGCACCAACTCGCACATGAAACGGTGCGCCTTGTGTTGTTTGCCGAGATGGCCGAAGTGACCATAGCCGTATTCGTTCTTTGAAAAGGGCCACGGCAAGCAGACATCGCCGGCAAAATCTTTGTTCGCCAGCAGATAGGCTACCGTGGCTCCCTTGCCTTTGGTTTTAGGCTCTGTCATGCGCTGTATTTCCCTCTGGTTATCGCCGCTGCCGTGATTGCCATTCCGCCGCAGCGCCATGAAGAATTGACACGCCACCGCCATCAAAACGCATCGATCCTCCGTTGCCGTCTCGAAGACGAATGTTGTTCGGTATCCCATCCGCGTCAAACGCGGCGAATACGCCAGAGCCGATATAGACTTCGTTTGGCTTGCAGTCGCCGAACCTCGCGTGCCTCCCGAAGTGGCTCCGTTCCAGCAAGAGTAGAAAATCACGATCGGATTTTGCGCGGGCTCGCGAACTCTCCAATTCGCGACCAAGGTGATCTATTATTTCAAGTAATGTCTCGCGCGGTAGACCGTCGACCTCATGGCCACGCCAGAGAGCTTTAAGTTGTGGTTCTGCCATGTTGACCTCTCGTCACGGGACTGGATTGACGAAGCAGCGATAGAGCGCGGCCTCGGCCTTCATTGGTCGCTCGCCTGAAACCCGCTCAACCATGTCGCAGGCGGCGTCAGCCTCGTCTTCCGTCTCGAACACGATAAATGGCTGCGACAGCACCTCATGTCCGTTGCCGGCGAGGGTGGTTTTGCGGCCGATAACCCAACAAGAAGCCATTCGATTCCTCCCTTTGTCACTCGGTACGGGTGGTCTGCTCGCGCGTGTACCAGTCCACTAACTTGTTCAAGGTCGTGCGCGGCACCCTGATCTGCGCAACCGGAGCTTCACCAACCGCCTGGTGGGTGATCGTGACGTGATCGCCGGAATGCAAGATCCAGTAATCGCCGACACTGAGGTTGTCTCGCTTCAGCTTCATAAGGTCGTTGTCGCTCTTTGCGTCTCTTGGTCTCACCGAAATCTCCCCAAATTTGTGCCTAACAGTCTCGTAATTAACTGACTGCAGCGAAGAGACCGGCCTCGCGCTCAATGCGCCGGCGTGCCATCGCCACGTTTTTCGGATTGAGTTCGATTAGGATTGCGTCGCGTCCTAGACGGTCGGCAACTAAGCCGGTTGTTCCGGCGCCGCCGAAAGGATCAAGAACCGTTCCGCCCTCTGGGCACCCCGCGAGAATGCAGCGGCGCGCGATCTCGTCCGGCATCACCGCGTAGTGCGCTTCCTTGTATTGCGCCGGCGCGACGAACCAGACATTGCGCATCATGGCCGGGCGGGATTGCTGCTCCGCCACCGACATTGCGTCCCAGCGATCATTGAAGCCATTGTGCCTGCGGCTATGACCACGCTGCTTATCTGACCGTCGTTCTTTCGGCGGCACGTTCTCGCCAAGCGAGTGGCGCCCCTGCGCCGCGCCGGTGAGTCCGCCCACCGCTTTCATGGCTCCGTTCGTCTTCCCGCCGCCGTTTGCTCTGTGGCTGCCCGCCTGTGCCTGCACATCCTGCGCAGTTCGGATCAGGGTGGATTCGCGAGGAGGGGTTTTGATCGCGTCGAAGTCGCTCCAATACGTCCGTGACTTGGACATTTGGAACACCATTTCATAAGACGACGTGCAGCGATCATCCTGACTGCCAGGCATTCCATTGGGCTTTGCCCAGACGATCGCGTCTCTAAGATACCAGCCATCCGCTTGAAGTGCGAAGGCCACGCGCCACGGGACACCGATCAGGTCTTTGGGCTTGAAGCCGTAGTGCCTGTCATCGCCAGCGGATATCGAGGCGGCGGCTTCTCGAGCAGTTCCGCCGATGACCGTGAGCGATCCGGCGTTGGTCCGTTGTTTCTGATGGGGGCTGTCGGCCGGATTCCCGCCGCGCCCGCTGCCGGCGTAGCTGTCGCCCAGGTTGAGCCAAAGCGTGCCGTCATCCCGGAGCACTCGCCGCGCCTCCCGGAAGAGGGAGGTCATTTCGCAGACGAAGGCCTCAGGCGTGGGTTCAAGACCTATCTGCCCCTCAGCCCCGTAATCTCGCAGCCCGAAGTAGGGCGGCGAGGTCACGACGCAGTGCACGCTCTCATCGGGCAGTGATGAAAGTACAGTGCGGCAGTCGCCATTCAGGATGCGCACGGCCATCAGTAACGCCCGATCATTGTTGCTTCATCGCGAAAACGGGCGGCCGCTTCTGCCATCTTGGCTTTGCGCTTCGCTTCGTCTTCGGGCTTGAGGCGAAATAGGATGGGGTGCGAGGGCCACATATCGCCGCCGTCTGCGACCCAGAATCCGCAGAGGGAATAGGAGCAATCGAATATGCCGGTGCTGCCGATCTCGATGCTCTCAAACGTCGTGCCGTCTTTGGGCGCGTGGTCGCCATCACGCCAGCCGAGTTCTTTGAGGCGCTGCCAGGCATCGAACATCGCCTTCAGGGCGGAATGATCGTCTGGCATCCGCTTCGCGCGATCGGCTTGCGCTGCCTTTGCGGCATCCAACAACTCCTTTGCCGTCTCCGCAGAGAGCGGCACATGGCTGCCGTCCTCCATCGTCATGTGACCGTGATATTCACTCACCTGGAATCTCCCCGACTTCGACCATGATGGGTGGGTGTGCCGTGCCAATGATCCGCACGTGGACTGGCGCACCTGCGTGCAGCGCCTCAAGTTCTTTCGGAGTGGGATGCCAGGCCGTAGTCATGCAGGGCGTACCTTCGCCGCCTACCGAGCAATTGATCATCTCGTCTCGCAGAGGCAGGCCCATGTAGCCCTGGGACTTGCCCAGCACTCGTGTGGCGTTTTTGACCCGACCAATCTGCATCGCTAGCTCCCTACCTGCTTACGCGCTGCGACGCGCGCCTCCATTGATGTTCGGATTTGTCGTGCCGCGTCGACGCGCGCGTAGTCGGCGGTCTGATCGGTGCTGCTGTGCGCGGCCGCGTGTTGAATGACGCTGAGCGGGACACCGGCTTCCGCTGCCTCCGTGATCGCACCGGCGCGGGAGTCCATGTTGCGCACGTTTGCCGGCACGCCGGCGGCTGTGGCGATGTTGCGCCAGTGCCGCCGGAATTCGTGCGCTGTGTAGGGGCGGCGTGTTGTCTCCGACACGATCACAGGACCGCTGGTCGGCTTGTGGCCGATGCGCTGGATCTCGTTGAAGACGAGCGGATCAACGGTCAGGTCGACAACGATTTCCTTCTGCCGCTTGCTGGTGACGTGGCGCAGGATCAGATTGTCATCGATCTCTTCCCAGCGAATACCGCGAAGCCACTTCTTTTGCCCGTCGAAGATATCCGTGGTGCCGGGCTCGCTCATCGGCACCCATTCACCGATCACGTCCTTCTGCCGAAGGGTGGCAGCAAACTGCAGCTTCTGGGCCATGGCGATCGAGGGGCGGCCGGCCTCGTAGGCCCGGTCGCAGACCGCAAGCACCTGCTCGAGCGTGATGCGCTCCCGGCGCGGTTTTGCCACGGGCACCCGGAGGCTATGGAGAATGGCGGAGGCGCGCTCGCAATCCTGCTGCTCAAGAATAGTCGAGCCGAATCGGATTGTGATCCGGAGCATCGCGAACAGCGCATGCGTCATCGCCACCTGGCCGGTGGCCGCCCAAGACCGCTGCCACTCCAGAAGGCTGCGGTACTTCAGTTCGGCAATCCGGACGTCGCCGTGTTCGGCCACCAGCCGGCGGCACAGGTTCCGGTAGGAGATCTTGGTGAAGTGGCGCGTGATATGGAATGGCGATACCGGGTCTGTGAGGTAGCAGTCGACCAGGGCAGCAAGGGTGCCGTCATAGGAGCCCGCGAGGGCTGGACGATTGTCGTTGTCAGCGATCGCCGGTGGAGTGTTCTGGTTGACGGGAACCGGTAACCCCGGCGCGGCTGCGACCGGCTCGTACCAGGATGCCCAAAGAGAACGCACGTCCGCATTTGCCGGCTTCGACAT